GTATTATTGTTACATCTGCTTGTCCAAGCAGTGTTCTAGTTAAAGCATTAGAAGAGCAAGAGTTTGCACTTGCAAAAAAACACCTTAAATGGTTTAAGGATACTTTTGGTAGTGACTATTATATTGAAGTTATGCCACACAACGCTCCTGAAATAAATAAATATTTAATTGAACTTGCAGATGAATTTGAAATAAGGGTAGTTGTTACACCAGATTGTCATCATGTTGATACTTCACAAAAAGAAGTTCAAGAGTTTAAACTTTTATTGAACACACACGCTAAGGTACAAAAAGATATAACCTATGCAAAATCTGCAAAGCACTCTTCTATGATGGATAGACTTGATTATCTTTATGGTAAAGATAGAGATATTACTTTTAATAAATTTGATATTCATTTATTATCTTATGATGAAATCAAGGCTGCTATGGAAAAACAGGGTATTGATAGAGAAGACATATACTCAAACACCCTATTGCTAGCAGACACAGTAGAAGACTATGACATTAAAGATGGTTTAGATTTGCTTCCAGTTCAATATAAAAATCCTGATCAAGAACTAGCAAACCTAACACTTGCTTCTTTAGAAGAAAAAAAATTAAACTCTAATTGGCTTGGCAATGATATATATGAGCAAAGACTTGATGAAGAGTTGTCAATTATTAGAGATAAAAAGTTTGCACCATACTTTCTTGTAGTTCAAAATATGATTAACTGGGCAAAAAAGGAAGACATACTGGTAGGTCCAGGACGTGGATCTTCTGCTGGTTCTTTGGTTTGTTATTTACTTGGCATTACAGATATTGATCCACTAGAGCATGGACTATTGTTTTTCCGTTTTATTAATCCAGACCGTAACGACTTTCCAGATATTGATACAGACATTCAAGATACTCGCCGTGATGAAGTTAAAGACTATTTAGTTAGACAATATCGACATGTTGCATCTATTGCTACCTTCTTGCAATTTAAAGATAAGGGAGTTGTACGAGATGTTGCACGAGTTTTAGATATTCCGTTAACAGATGTTAACAAGGTTTTAAAGTTAGTAGATACTTGGGAAGACTTCTGTAGTTCTAAGTCAACAAGAGAGTTTAGAGAAAAATATCCAGAGGTGGAGGTTTATGGTGAACAATTACGTGGTCGTATTCGTGGTACTGGTATACACGCTGCTGGTGTGGTCACTAGCAAAGATCCGATTTTTAGGTTTGCGCCGTTGGAGACGAGATCTTCTCCTGGGTCTGATGAACGTATACCTGTGGTTGGTGTCGACATGGAAGAGGCTGAACGCATCGGGCTTATAAAAATTGATGCACTAGGACTTAAGACTCTTAGCGTTATTCAAGATGCAATATCAATGATTAAAGAAAATCATTATAAAGATATTGAACTATTATCTATTGATATGGCAGATCCAAAAGTTTACGAAATGCTTTCTGATGGTTACACAAAAGGTGTCTTTCAGTGTGAAGCAACTCCATATACAAACCTTTTAGTTAAAATGGGTGTAAAAAATTTTGATGAACTTGCTGCATCAAATGCATTGGTTCGTCCAGGTGCAATGAATACAATTGGTAAAGACTATATTGCTCGTAAACATGGAAAACAGAACGTATCGTACAGTCACCAGATTATGAAGCCATTTACCTCTGATACATATGGATGTATTTTATACCAGGAACAAGTTATGCAGGCTTGCGTACACCTTGGTGGTATGTCAATGTCGGATGCAGATAAGGTTAGAAAGATTATTGGTAAAAAGAAAAATGCAAAAGAGTTTGATGCATACCAAGAGCGGTTTGTTTCTGGTGCCTCTTCTCACATTGCTCCCAATGATGCTCGTGATATGTGGCATGACTTTGAAGCACATGCGGGATACTCGTTTAACAAGTCTCATGCGGTTGCTTACTCTACGCTCTCGTATTGGACGGCGTGGTTAAAATATTACTACCCTCTTGAGTTTATGTTTGCATTGCTTAAGAATGAAAAAGATAAAGATGGTCGCACAGAGTATCTTATTGAGGCAAAGCGTATGGGAATTCCAATTAAACTGCCACACATTAATGATTCTGATTTAGATTTTAAGATTGAAGGCAAAGGCATTCGTTTTGGTTTGACTGGTATTAAGTTTATATCAACAAACATTGCAGAAAAATATATTGCTGCCCGTCCATTTACATCCTATAAACAACTTGAAGAGTTTACTTTTACAAAAGGCAATGGTGTCAATAGCCGTGCATTAAATGCATTGCGTGTTATTGGTGGAGCAACATTTTCAGATCAACCAAGAAACGATGCAGAAATTAAAGAAAACCTGTATGAGTTTTTAAACCTTCCAGAGTTTAACATTACGATTCCATCTCATTACTATGCATTTATACAAGATGTTGATTCTTTTGAAGAAAAAGGATCCTTTATTTTAATGGGAATGGTTAAGGCAATTAAAAGAGGAAAGGGTTGGTCACGAGTTGAAATTTTGGACAAGACTGGTAGTGTTGGTATATTCGATGAAGAGTCTACGACTATTGAGACTGGTCGTACTTATCTTATTCTTGCAAATGATAATAGGATTGTTTCTGCAATACCTGTTGATGAAATAAAAGCATCTTCAAACGCTCTTGTTAGATTCTTAGGATATAAACAATTACCGTATAAAGATGATGAAATGTTTGTGGTTTCTTTTAAACCTAGAATTACAAAAACTGGCAAGAAGATGGCTTCCTTAACCTTGGCAGATACCAATAGAGACTTGCACTCTATCACTGTATTTCCAACGGCATTTCCAAAAGCATACATGAATATTGAAGAAGGCAAGGCATATAAATTTAGTTTTGGTAAAACAAAAGATGGAACAATAACACTGGAGGATATAAATGGTTAGCATGGAAGAGGCATTAGCACAACTTGACCCAAAGTTAAGGAAAAAACTTGGTAATGGAGTTGGTATTAATTATGAGTACCAAGCAACACCTAGTTTTGGTTTAAACCGTGCATTAGGAGGAGGGCTTCCATATGGAAGACAAGTTCTCATCTGGGGATCTAAGTCGTCTGCAAAGTCTTCTATGTGCCTTCAGATGATTGCTCTAGCACAAGCAGAAGGAAAACTATGTGCCTGGATTGATTCAGAAATGTCATACTCAGAAGACTGGGCTAGACAACTTGGCGTAGATCCAACAAAACTAATTTATTCACAAGCCAGAACTATTAGCGATATGGTTGACGTTGGAGTTGGACTAATGAATGCTGGAGTTGATTTAATTGTGATAGACTCTATTACATCAATGCTTCCTGCCATATATTTTGAAAAAGATACAGATGATATGAAGGCTTTGGAGAATACAAAACAGATTGGAGCAGAGTCCCGTGACTTTAGTAACGCATGGAAAATGCTTAACTATGCAAACAATAAAGTTAAGCCAACTCTGCTTGTTCTTATTTCTCAGTCTCGTAACAATATCAATGCTATGTATACTAGCCAGCAGCCTTCTGGTGGTCAGGCTACTAAGTTTTATTCCTCATGTATTATTAAACTCTTTTCTTCAGAGTCAGACAATCAAGCACTTAAGGGAAAGATTAAAGTAGGAGATAAGTTAATTGAAGAAAAAATTGGTAGAAAGATTCGCTGGGAATTACAGTTCTCTAAAACCTCTCCAGGGTTCCAGAATGGTGAGTATGATTTTTATTTTAGAGGTGACGATATTGGTATTGATGCCATTGGTGATCTGGTTGACACAGCAGAATCAGTAGGGCTAGTTAATCGTACTGGTGCTTGGTATCAACTTGATGATGGCACAAAGGTTCAAGGCAGAGAAGGTTTTATTAGTCGTGTTAAAGAAGATCTTGACTTACAAAAAAGTTTAAAGGACAAACTTGCCAATGGCTGAAACAAATTTTAAAGTTTTTACTGGTGAGTTTATTTGTCAAAAATGTAAACTGCCTGTTACATCTTTAAGGCTTTGGACGGAAACGGGTGATGCTACCTGGATGTGCACATCAAAGCATGTGTCAAGAGTTGGTCTTATTCCATCTAAAAAGAAAAAGAAGGATTTTGAAGATGAGTGAAAGATCAGAATCTAAAAGAATGGGTGCCAAGCAGCATAAAAATAGTGGTCGCAACAACACCAAGGGCGATGCTTCCTGGAATAATTTTGTAATAGATTTCAAAGAATGCTCAAAATCTTTTACATTAAACCAAGATGTTTGGGCTAAGGCCACAACGGATGCATTAAAGAAAAGCATGGATCCTGCTTTAGTTATTGTGCTTGGCGAGGGTACACAAAAGGTACGCCTTGCTATAATAGAATTAGATATGTTAGAACAATTAATAGAGGAGAATAATAATGGAACCAACAAAGACAACACTTGAGCAGGTTAATGGGTTAGCAGAAATTGCAGAGTATATGGATGATGAAGAGTTGACAGTAGCGTTGACAATGATTGCTAAGATAATCATTAAGCCAGATATTCCTATACAGGTTGCAAGTCTAGAAATTGTTAGACTCCAGGCTATAGCCGCTAAGATGTCTTTAAAGGCTACTTGGATGGCCAACGTAGACAAAAGTAATAGAGCAAAAAAGAACATTTACTATACTGCAGCAGAATCAATTAACTCTCTTGTTTCAGCACTAAAGTATTTAATACGATAATCGTAACCTGCTATACTTATATAAACAAGGGGATATAATGACAAAAAATTTACTACATACAATAATGATTAAAGAAGTTGAAACACCAGAACAAATAGATGCAAAAGAGTTAGTTAAAGTTATTGAACAGGGATATCTTGTAGGCAGAGATCCTGAGCATAAACAAAAAAAGACTTTTGGCCCGTCTACAATTGCATACGGTCATGGCGAATGCCCAAGATATTGGTATCTTGCTTTTGAGGGTGCAGTCTTTGAAGATAACTCAGATGCCTATGCGGTAGCAAACATGACTAATGGTACTCTTTCTCATAGTCGAATTGAGGCAGCATTTAAAAACTCTGGCATTTCAATTAACTCTGAATTTAAGTTGTTCCATGATGATCCACCAATTTTTGGGTATGTGGATAACTTTATTCAATGGAAAGGCGATGAAATTGTTGTTGAAGTTAAAACAACAAACAATGAGGTATTTGAATACCGTAAACGCACAAACAAGCCAAAGATGGGCCACGTAGTTCAGTTGCTTATCTATATGAAGATCCTTAAAAAATCTAAGGGTATTCTAGTTTATGAAAATAAAAACAATCACGAACTACTAATTATTCCAGTAGAAGTAAACGATCACTACAGAGCCTGGATTGATATGGCTTTCCAGTGGATGCGTGATGTTCGTAAGGCATGGGAAGATAAAACTCTTCCTACAAAAAACTATAGATCTAATTCAAAAATTTGCAAGACTTGTCCAATTAAAAAGGCTTGCGGAGAAGCAGGGGTGGGCGTAATCAAGATAGCATCCCTGGAGGAACTGAGTGAAGTTATGTAGCATCTGTCACTCATCTTTTAAGGCTGCAGTAAGTTATCAAATTTACTGTAGCAAGGTTTGCAGAGACCTTGCAACTAAAGAAAAAATTGCAGAAAGATATGCCGTCACAAAAAGACAAAAAAGAAAAAACAAGATACGTCTTTGTCTTGGAGGATGTGGTCAAGATCTATCTATCTATAATGATTCTGGATTCTGTGCTAACTGCAATGTTAGTGAAAAGGCAGTTGCAAAAATGTTAAAAGAACTGAAAGGTTATATTGAGTATGAGCAAGAATAAATGGGGACTAGAAACAATGCCAAAAACTATTTGCGCTATTGACGCTAGTACTAATAGTCTTGCTTTTGCTTTGTTTGATACCCAACAAAAAACGTTGGAAAGTATTGGTAAGATTTATTTTGAAGGAAGTAACATTTACGAAAAAGTTATGGATGCTGGCAAAAAAGTAAAAGCCTTTTTTGATATTTATGGTGGCTTTGAAGCAATAGTTATTGAGCATACAGTGTTTATGAATAGCCCCAAGACTGCTGCTGACCTTGCATTAGTTCAAGGTGCAATTCTTGGATCAGCAGGACAATCTGGAACTAAAACGATTGGTAGAGTTTCTCCAATTACTTGGCAAATTTTTATGGGTAATGGGAAAATATCTAAAGAAGAACAACTACTAATACGATCTCAAAATCCTGGAAAGTCTGATTCATACTACAAGGCTCACGAAAGAATGCTTCGTAAAGAAAGAACAATTAACTTTATTAATATTAATTATGATAGAACAATTACAGATAACGATGTTGCTGATGCCTGTGGTATAGGTCATTGGGCGATAAAAAACTGGGAAAAAGCGATAGGAGATAACAAATAATGCCAGAGTTAAATGCAAACATACCACCAATTGAATGCTATGTTCGTGGAAACTTTTTAAGAGACCAAGAAGATAGTCATGACAAATATTTTCCATGTGTTATTTTTGGTGTTTCAAGTATTAAAAGTAGAAGCCCCTTATTCCATTTTTTAATGGAGGATGGTGGTATCTGGTGGAGAATGCCAATTAATGCTTTTTGCACTAAGCCAGGAGTTCCAGAAGAACCAATTCACAACCTTGTTTTGTGGAATTCTTTTAGTCCATATGTTTCAGTAACAAAGTTTGAAAACCTAAGCAATATGAGAATGTCTTATATTGATAGAACTAAAACTAGTGTTCCTGGAACATATTTGTTTACCCTGGATTGGCATAACCCAGAAACAAACATATTAGATGACGGGTATTCAGAAAATCCAGGTCAGCACAAGTGTGGTCACGTTATTCAAAGAGACGATGGCAACTTTGCAATTCAGCCAAATAATCGGGTAAGACTAAAGGAGCCTTCATTTGTTACCAAGAAGGATCTAGTTATACAAAGACTCATTAATACAAATAAGTGGGATGTTGAGAGTTACGATAAATGGATGCTTGAAGACTCTAACGCTTATGATTATCAGGTTATTGACACAGAAGTTGACAAATAGCAATATGACTGCTAAACTGTATACTTCAGAGGTTTTTATGCGTAAGCGTTATCTTATGGATAAGAAGACCCCAGAAGAAATTGCAAAGGAGTGCGGAGCCAGTGTTGAGACTATCTACGTGTACCTTGCTAAATTTGGATTAAGGAAGTCTAAAAGATGAATAAGATAAAGAAGATTATTTTTATAATGTCATTGGCTGCTGCTGCTGGTATTACATATACCATCGTTGCATTAAAAAACATTCCAGAAAGTTTTGACTGGGACGAAGATGAGTAATAATCTTAACATTACTGTTGATCAGGTAAATCATCCTGTACATTACACAACAGACCCATCTGGAATTGAGTGCATTCAGATTACTAGACATCGCAATTTTAATATTGGGAATGCCTTTAAGTACTTGTGGAGAGCAGGAATTAAAGATGAAGCAAAAACAATTCAAGATTTAGAAAAGGCCATCTTTTATATTAAAGATGAAATAAATAGACTAGAGGGAAAGTATGTCAACTGAGACAGAACTTATTCAACATCTTGATGAAGTAAATCAAGTAGTTACAGAATACCTAAAAGGTAATGATCCAACAGTTATTTCTAAAGAGTTAGACATTCCACGTACTCGTGTTGTGTCTTTAATTAATGAGTGGAAGGTTATGGCATCTGCAAATGATGCTATTCGTGCTCGTGCAAAAGAGGCTTTGGTTGGTGCAGATA